GCCATCTAAAGCTCCTACAAAAGAAAAGGAAGGGGGTCTTGCGACCCCCCAGGTATCTTACTCAGCGATTGCGAGTACGAAACCAGCTTCAGGACGGTATACCTGAACACCGTACAGGCAGTCAGCCGTGTACAGAGTCGAGAGGTATTCCTGCTTGTACTGAGTCTGCGAACGTACAGCTTGCTGTTCTGCCATGACAATAGCGTCAGAGTGGAACAGAAGTGCCGCACGAGTATCGACAGAAGAAGCTGTGTTATCAGCCGCCGCTTCGATAGTTCGGCAGTTAGCAGAAACGTAGATGTCTACGCCGTACAAGTTACCAATAAGGCCAGAGTTAACTGCTTGGCCGGTTACGAAGTCAGAAGACACGTACCGGTCAATGCCCATGATNGTGTTGCGAACCGAAGGAGGAATAACAAGCGAACGTCCGTCCATAGGTACATTGTTGTCATCAAGCTTCTGGATCATGTTGCGGAAAAAAGCATCAGTGAACACGTCAGCCGCTACCATAGTGTCGTCGGTGTACTGAGTAGTAGTACCAGCGTCATTAAAGAAGCAACCAGTGTGTTGATAGTCAGTAGCCGCTGGGCTAAAGACAACAGCACCACCATCACCAAAACCAGTACCCGCCGCGTGAAGGTCATTGTCAACTTGCACTGAAAGAGCGTAACCCGCATCTTCAGTGTAAAATTGACGGAGGCTAGAAAGAGCCTGAACTTCTACGATGTCTTCGATAAGACGTGAGTACTCAAAGTGACGATCGATATCAACAGTCAATTCACCTTCAGTATTTGCAATGATAGTAACTGCTGTATCAGCGGCCTTAACATTTGCATCACCACGAATGGGCTTAGGAATGTGAAGCTTGTCACCTTTCTTGCCTGACATAGCCAGCTTTTTAACAAGCGGAGCCATCTTCAGGTTCTTTTGATAAGCGGCAATAATTTCATCNGACCAAATCTCGGGGATAAAAGTATCCGCTTCTGTCTTCGCAGTATTACCCGCCGCGCCGGGGTATGTTGCAGTAGCCATGTCAAATCTCCTTTAGATTATTTGACTCGACCCTCTGCGTATGCCTTAAAGATTTCATCAGAAATCGAATGATAACGCTCGGGGTCTGTTTTCATCAGTTTAATGATGTCGGCCCTACGATACTGTTTTTTACTTGCCTTTTCGCCACTGCTCTTNGCGTTGCCTGTACTAGCCGCCTTGAGTTGTTGCTTNCGCACTTGTTTTTCAACATTTGCGGTTTGCGTTGCTACTGTCTTCCTTTCCTTCCATAAAGAGAAAAGTTCGTCAGCCGCGTCTGTGTTGTACTCTTGATCGGCTTCTACAAACAATTGAGTCCGGATCTTTGAGGCTTTGATCCACTCTGCAAACTTAGGATCATTCAGAATATTCTGCATATCTGGATGCCTATTGTTAAGCTCAGCCAAGGCTGATTGCTTTTTATAGTTTGCCGAGTATTCCTCTGCCGCTCTGATCTTAGGATGGTTCTCAATCGCACGATTAACAGCGCCTTGAGGGTCTGTAAAGTAATCAATATCACTTTCAGGCTCAACATTCTGTTCAGGTGCTGATTGTGGTTGAGCTGTAATATACTCATCCACTACCTTGCGAAGCTCACCAACTTCAGCAGAATGCCGACTCATCACCTGTTCAACTTCTTGGTGCATCTGAACAACTTCTTTCAGAGATTTACCTCGGTATTTCTCTGGAATGTCACTGTCAGTGTCTTCTTCTACTTCAGCTTGAGGTTGCTCAACAGCCTCTTCAGGCTCCTGAATCTCTTGAGTTTCGCTTTCAACGTCGTCTGCATTCTCCTCTTCGAGGTGCGGATCAAGCATTGTTGCTCTTGACATAATTAAACTCCGTGAACTAAGTCATTATGGAGATTTACGTTTCCTGCCAGCTTCTTCGTGTTCTCGTACCCACTTCATGTGACGACCAGGAAAGTCCCCACTAGATCCGTCGAGTACGCACTTAGGCGCTGACAGCATTTTAGTAGCAGTTAAGCCACAGTCGCACCTACTGACTGTCTCCCCACTGCGTACCATTCTTTCAAATATATGCCCGCAATCACAACGGAAGTCATATATCTTATACATCTAACTCTTCTTGCCCTTCCGTTTCGGCCTGCTCTCTTGCCGCTTCAATCGTTGCTTCCAAATTTAATACTGTAGCAAACGCGGCAACTTGGCCTTTGCGAAAAAACAATTCCTCCTGATCTTTAACTGTTTGGATATCCGTTAACTGTTTTGCGTTAGCTGATATCTCTTCCAATAACTGCTTAAAACCCTCATGGTTAAACAGTGTATTGTAATTATCAAAGTACCTCTCAAGCTCAGGTGTCATAATTCTTTCTCTCTTTGGTTGATTAACTGCCTTTTACCATGCTTTTTTAAAAAAGTCAGGCTTTTCGTGACCTAGCTGTTTTCTTTGCAATGCGTTTGGGTTGGGCAGAGTGTTGTTTACCTGCAACTGTATCCTTGCGTTTCTTGCGAGTTGTTGCCGCATACTCCTTTGCCGACAGCGATTTGATAGCCGCTTTAGGCAAATACCTTTCTCCAGTTGCCTTTGACCCTTGCGTTGATGGCTTACCTGATTTGGTAGTCCACTTTTGCTTAGTCCATTTCTTTAAAGACTTTTGTGGCTTTTTAAGAGCCATTACTTATAGCCTCCGCCCTTAGCTTTGTACTGTTTGGCAAGCATCTGGGCTTTTCGAGCAGACCATTGACCGGGCTTTCCACCTTTGCCACCTGCTTTAATCTTGCTAAAAAGATTCTTTCGCATAGTAGGCTTAGTGTAGTTGCCCGACTGATTAACTCTGGACTTTGTAGGCTTTTTCATTAGTAGCCTCGCTGACCACCCGAGCGCATTGGCCTCTTTTTAGGTTTTGATTTTGCTTTAGGCTTAGCTTTTGGTTTTGGTTTCATTTTGTAGCCTGGCATAACAACCTCCTAGCTATTTGCTAATCATCATAAAATTATACGAGTCCATTTTGCCAACATCTTCTGGCTTTTCTTTAGAATCGTACTTGGTTGGAAACCCTTGGTCTTGCATCTCCTTGATACGACGCTTTGACGTTTCGCACATAGAGTAATACTCAAGAGGTCGATAACTTATCGTATGGTCTTTGTCTTTCACTTTTTGCCTCCATGAGTCTTTTGAACTTTAAATTCTGCTGACTTGGTTGCGCCTTTATGCGCTTTATAACCGCCAGCGGGATCTTTCATTAAGGTATAACCACTACCTTTCTTCATCCAATGATAACCTTCAGGTGCTGGTACTTTCATAGTGTCTACCATTTAACCTTATGCGACCAATAACGCGCAGATAGTTTACTGGGATTTGAGTCTTGGGCGTTGTGACGAGCGTAATAGCTTTTTTTTCGCGCTTTATCCTTTGCGCTTTTAGGATTTTTCCCTGCACCTTTAACACCCTGCTGACCAAAACGAATTGTTTTGATCTTATCACCCTGCTTTGCAACTACAACGTGCGATTTAGTGGGGTGCCCCGGCGTTTTCTTCGGTTTGTTGAACCCGTTTACGCCCGCGCGTGCTAGTCTTGGATCCCTTGCCATCACTCAACTCCTTCAGTTGGGACTTCAGCTCCTGTATCTCCTTCTTCAACGGCTCCAATTGCACGTTGAACTTCTGAAATATCATCTGCAACTCTCGGTCTGTCAACATTTACTTTACTCTCCATTTCTCTTTCTTTGATTAACGTCTCTGCTACTTTCATTCGACGCTCAAACTCTTTGTCTTCTGCATCCCCCTCCTTGAGGTTACGAGTGACTGCGTTGATTCTATCAATTTCAAGCTCAACAGGAACCGCTTGAGCTTCTGCGGCAAGTTTTGTGGCTCTTGCTGTAGACTCTTGCGCTTGAGCATTAAGTGCATTGGTTTGCGATTGTTGGAATTGCATCTGAGTTTGCTGTGCCATCATCTGCATTTGCTGTGTTTCTGGATTGGGTTGCATAGCTTGAGTTAGTGCGGCAATTAACTCTTCACGATTAGACAGGTTCATGTTGTCAATAACCGACTGAACCAATGTCATATACAACGGAGAGTCTTGACCCATTGTCTGCAACAACTGTACCAACTGAGTTACTTCGTACTCACGAGCAATGATGCCTAGTGTACTGCTGGCATTAAATTTGTAGTCAGCAACAGGATAGTTTTCAGGATCAAACTGCATATACCGATGCGCGGCCTTTTTAACAAACGGAATCAAAAAGGATTGTTGAAAATTAATAAGGGTACGCTTATGACGCTTAATAACAGCGCCAAGAGACATGCTAATACCTGCCGCTGTTGACTCTCCATTAACTTGTCCAGCAATACCAGCGGAATCGACTGCTCCGGTTGCTTGCTGAACCATTTGTTGTAACGCTCCGGCTTGCGCGAACGTAATTTGATTAACCTGACCAAAGTTAAACGGCTGAAGTACTTCACGAGGATCTCCATTAGTAAGAATCATTTTGCCGGGACGGACTTCTGGTCTTGCGCCTCTAGGTAATCGAGTCGCATCAATCGCCATCATTGGATGAATGGTCAGACTAAGAGCGTCAATACGCGCTCGAAGCTCAGTATCTAATGCTTTTTGGCTGTTATATCCTTTTTCACAAACGCCTCTACCCCAAAATCGCCCTGGCACTACGTCCCAAGGGAATGCAACAACAGGTCTATCTTGCATCATGTACGGGTTTGGCTCTGCTTTTAGCAAAATACCACCGTTTGCTATAACAATAATCGCTTCAATGTAGTAGCTATCGCCCATTTCAATGTCTTCGTTGGCTTCATTCATGGAATCATTAAGAAGCTCACGCGGAACAAGGCCGTAATATTTAGTTAGGCGGACTTTGTCATCGTTATAGATTGTAATGTCCTGATCTGGCTCAAGATCTGTATCGGGAGCCGCAGGCCCAACATATTCTTTGCGATAAACGCCCTGTTCTTGCAACATTTCTACATGATGACGACTAACAAACTCATCGATGCACACGCCTAGCGCCTCATCTACGCTAGTTGCTACGGGATCTATAAGAAAATTTTGAGGAAGAATAGGCCGTAACTTAACTTTAACCCTATCTTGAATATTGATTCCTACTGCTTGCAGGTCACCATCCATGATTGGCTGGGTTGCTGGCGTCATTTCTTTCATTTCTTCAATGACAATTTCACCAATGCCCGTACCAAATACCGCTGAGTTAATTAGGCATTCTGCAACAGCCTTGCGAACCATGCAGTCTTCAAAATCTTCGGTGAGTTTATTTCTAAGGAAAAGAACATCCTGCCGTTCTGTATCGCCCATGTTGTCAGAAACATCAAACCACTTGCCTCTGCCAAATGTAGCCTCTTCTAACTCGGCGACATTAGATTCCACAGCTTGCTGTAAAGCAGGAGAAATAATACGACTACGCTCAGACTTGCGATCGCTATCAGCAGGATCCCAGATGCCACGCCATAGCCGATAGTATTCTTCAAAGCGAGCTTCATAGTTTGATTCGTAGTAGTCACGCCAATCCTCGCACTTTGTCATTACCCAGCCTTCAACAGACTGCTCTATAACAATGGGATCTTCTTCGTAAAGTTCCGACATAATTAGTATCCTGCTACCACATCTAATATTTGGTGGTCGTCAATTTCGTATTCGTAGTCATAAGCCACATCTGCAAGCTGATCAATGTAAGCTAACGCATCTATCAAATCATCATGGGTCAAAGGATCAGGGAATTGAAAGAGTTGGTCAAGGAATCTTGCATTCCATTCGCCTTTGTTAAGTGTGATATAACCGTTTTCAAAACGCCCCTGTAGCGCCCACATAACCCTATCAACTTTCTTTTTGTTGCCATGGGTTAGCTCTTCTACCCGAAAAAACGTACCGTACTTTTTTTGTAGGTCAGTTAATGGGGACATAACCGCTTGTTTGGCTATGCCCCTTTCGATACCTACTGATACCGGCCTATAGTCTCTTACGGCTTGGAAGATTTTGATCGCGGTTTCGTCGAGCGTCCACCTGCCGTGGATGATGTTTTCGACGTACCAGCCTTCTTCCGAGACGTTGACGACGGCGATCGCTGTTTCGTCGAGCTTCGCGTTTTTGGTGCGTTTTTTGTTGACTTCCTCGAAGCCGGCGAGGTCGATGGCGATGTAGTAGTCCCCGCTGGGATCTTTACTGTCTTCGACCCTAACCCAATCTTCTTTAAACATTTCTGACCCGCGAGCCTCAAAGCTCGCCATAAATTCTTGACGGAACGCATAACTAGACATACTCCTTTTAGCAACATTGATTTCATCTTTATCAAGCAGAGGATTATCGTAAGAAGTGAAATGGTAAGCCGTGTAAGTTTCATCATCTCCAAGCTCTGCATATTTGTACAATTCGTAAAAATGGTTCCTTCCCATTGGCGTCCCAATGA